CTTTTCGAAGATTAGTAAAGTTTTATGAGCCAACCAATTGAAGAAATTGCACCAATGGTTGCAGGAGCGCTTGCAGGTGCAGCTGCTGAACAGCTTGGGGCAGGTCTTGCTGGCAGATTAATTGCTACCACTCTTGCAAAAACAGCTGCTGAAAAAATGTCAACACAATCTGAAGATGAATCCAATGAATGCAAATGTGGTGAAAATGAAGAATGTGGTTGTAAAAAAGTTGTCCAAAACCCAGCAGATTATATGCCTGTTGGGAATAAATATAATACAGTTATGAAAGAGCACGCTGACATTGTACAACTTTTAAAGAATTTAAACGAAAAAAATTATGCTCAGGCCCATAAATATTTAAAGAAGATTATGGAGTCCAAATTACAAAGCCGTGTTGCCTCTGTGAAGGGTGTAAAACTATTCTAATTTTATGAGTACAAAAACTATTAAATCCATCCTAAAGGAAGCAACCCAAGACCTCCTCTCTGAGGAAGTTCTTAATGATATCGAAGCGGTATTTAACGCCAAGGTAAATGAAAAGGTTGAGCTCCATGTTACCAAAGCTTTAACAGAGCAAGATGAAGATTATAGCAAGAAGTTAGAGCATCTTTTGGAGGCCGTCGATGCTGACCATACCCTCAAATTACAAAAGGTTGTAGATGCTCTTGATGCAAACCATGCAGATAAGCTCAAAGCCATTGTTGAAAAGTATACTAACATTATTCGTGCTGAAGCCAAGAGCTTTAAGACAGAAACTATTAACAATGTTAGCACATATCTAGAGGCTTATCTTGATGAGACCATTCCTGCTGAAGATATTCAAAACGCCGTTAAGAACAAACGTGCTCTTGAAATTCTCGGACAGCTAAGAACAATTTTGGGCGTTGATGCTGCCCTTGCGAAAGAAAGTATTCGCGAAGCCGTCGTTGACGGAAAGAATCAACTTAATGAAGCTTCTACGAAGCTTGAAGCCGTTACAAAAGAGCTAGCAGCTGCCAAAGCGCAACTTGCTGCTCGTGATGCGGAGCTTACTCTCGAAAAGAAGACAGTAGGTCTCACACCACGTAAGCGTGATTATGTTAACAAAGTAATGCACAACAAGAATGCCGCGTTCATTACTGAGAACATTGATTATGCTTTGAGCTTGTTTGATAAGACAGAAAAAGAACGGCTTCAAAACATCAAGGAAGAGGCTGTAACTGAAGCCGCTGCCACACAGGTGGATCGCCCCATAGAAGAGGGTGTTCAAACTGTTGAGGAAAGCGTTCAAGTTAATCCTTACCTTGCTGAATTATCCAAATACTAATTTTGGTTGAGGCAATTGCCTGAATAATGTTGTAGAATTTACATATTCTACAGGTCGAAAATTAAGGAGAACAAAATCTATTATGAAATCAATCAGACCGACAACGGCCTATATTGATGAGTCTCGCGCTAAAGCGTTGCTCGAAAAGTGGAAACCAGTTTTGGATTACACTTCCGACAACGTCAAGCCCATTGAAGACGATCACACTCGCTTAAATACAGCTATGCTCTTGGAAAACCAAGAGTCTTGGTGTATCAGCGAGGCGAACGTCGCAGGTGGCACAGGATCCGTCTTTGGCGGCGCCTATAGCCCCGCTGGAATGGGTGGTCAAGGTGGCGCTTTTGGTAATGCCTCACCCCAGGGTGACTGGTATGCTACAGGCGATTCTCGCTTGCCCAAGATACTCATCCCGATGATTCGTAGAACGTTCCCCGAGCTAATCACCAATGAAATTGTAGGCGTACAGCCCATGGGCGGACCAGTAGGTCTTGCCTTTGCTTTACGTTACAAGTATTCTGCAAACCAGCTAGGTAATGATGGCGTCGACGGTTCTGGCATTAATGCCGGTGCCGCTCTCGGCGAACCTCAAAAATCCGCTGCAAACCAAGAACTTGGATACCAATACCTCGATACCCGTTATACGGGCACATCGAGCACTAAACTCTCCGGTGGCACAGGCATAGCAGCCTCTCTCTTCCCCTCAATTGGGGCAGATCAGGGCGTTGCTCAGGTCCTTGCTAACTTCGAATTGACGGGCAAAATCCCTCAGATCGAAGTATCGTTTGAAAAAACGGCCGTCGAAGCTGGTACCCGTAGGCTTGCCGCACGCTGGTCTGTAGAACTCGAACAAGATCTTAAGAACATGAATGGCATCGATATTGATACCGAACTCACCAACGCTATGTCGTATGAGTTGCAGGCCGAAATCGATCGTGAAATGATTGTTCGTATGATCCAAGTTTCGCTGAATGCTGGATTCGGTACAGGTTATTCTGTATGGTCTCCTGCTTCCGCGGATGGTCGCTGGTTAGTAGAGCGCAATCGCGACTTCTACCAACGTTTGATCATCGAGGCTAACAGAATCGCAGTTCGTAATCGCCGTGGTGCTGCCAACTTTATAGTTGCAACACCTCGCGTTTGCGCGATTCTCGAGATGCTTCCTGAGTTTCAATGGGTACCGGTCCAAGGCAATGTCAACACTCAACCTGTTGGCGTAGCTAAGGTTGGTAACCTAGGTGGTCGTTTCAACGTATACCGTGATACACGCACAGAAGCCCAATATGAGGGTGGATTGCGTGGTACGCGAGTAGAGTACGCCCTATTGGGCTACAAGGGACCAGAGTTTTATGACACTGGTATCATCTACTGCCCGTACATCCCGGTTATGGTACAACGTACAATTGGCCCCAATGACTTCAGCCCCCGTGTTGGTCTTTTGACCCGCTACGGTGTTGTTGATAACATCTTTGGCGCTAACTTGTATTATCATACCATCTTGTTGAGCGGTCTCGGTCAAGCGTTCACGCCTGGTACACAATCTGTGTACTTCTAAGCCGAACTCAACGGTAGTACAAAATTTCCAGTATGTCCTGGTAGAAAGAGAGGCCTTCGGGCCTCTTTTTTTGGTCAAATATATAAAAAAAGACTAGTTTAACTAGCCCTGAACAGGGGAATATACAAGGTTTGCCCGTTCAATAACACAGGGATCCCTGAGGTTGTCTGTACTAATGTAAGACCAGTGGTAACTGTAGCTGCAGAATTTGGAAAGTTATACGTGGTATCAATTAAATTGGTAAAATCACCAGCTGAAGGTGTATCTCCTGCAGCAAATGCATTCTTCAAGTCAGTAACAGATATAATAGCCATGTATTATTTATGAATTCACAACCTTAAAAATGTTGTAGTTATTACCCTTGTGCTTCTGTCCATGTGACACGCGCCAGTGCAGATGTAGACCCAACAGTAGTTCCCAAATTTCTAACAGAAATAGTCAATATATCTGGGCCATCAGGATGTACATTGTCCCCACCCAATATACTGTTGCCCAACTCACGTATTGCGGTAATATCTTTGCTAGTAATGGATAGTCTGCCCACTCCTTCATCGCAGAAAAAGCCACCCGCTATATCACCACCTGTATATCTGGGTTTTGTTGCTGGAGAAAAAGTGTCTATTTCCTGCACTGTGTGGTCAAAGTATTGGGCAAGACTCCCTGCGCCCACGTTTGTCCAGCCTGATAACCTTTGCGAAAATACACTAGTGGTTGGGTTAATTCTTATCAATGCCTGTAATGCTCCGATAGCAGCAATACCCACTGAATCTAATACAAGCTGACCTCTGTTGATATTATTTCTTATACCAAACGCCGCAGGTATACCATAATCCGCAGAAGGTCCCATTCTAATGGAAATGAGGGGGATCTCCGTCCCAGCAGGCACGCTAACCGCAGATAATGTAGCTGCTGTAAACAAATAAGATTTATCTACCTTGAACCCACCGTCCATGATAACTGACGTCCCCCAGTGAGATAATGAAGGTGCACAATTGTGATTGAAAGAAAACATTACATCATTATTGACAAAATTAGATGGTATTAGATTTAAGAAATAATTAGGATATCTAGTGCCTCCAAACATCCATCTATCTACTGCAGACAATTCACACACGTTCAAAGAGGGGTTAATCTTTGTTTTAACATATCCCATAATTTCCCCGTTAAATAAAAGTTGACCGCTCACAGGAAGATACAATGAATCTGTAAAGGATGCAGATAAAGGAAACGAATCCGGGCTCGTTCTACTAATGCTAAGATTATTTGGATACCCTAGTAGTCTGATGGGCTTGCCGTATGTGTTGATTTCAAATCGAGCGGGCAAATTACCAGATCTAAAATAGGCTTCTGTATTTACATTATTATTAATAAATTCATGAAACCATATTATATTTCCATCACTGCCTCTCA